TACAACAGCTTTGGCTCGCAAAGAGTTTCTGGAGTTTGTGAAACTCGTGTGGCCGAGCTTCATTGCTGGCAAGCATCATCGAGATATTGCGGAGAAGTTTGAGGCTATCGCTCGCGGCGAGCTGAAGCGGGTAATCATTAATCTCCCTCCGCGTCATACGAAATCCGAGTTTGCGAGCTATCTGTTTCCGGCGTGGATGATTGGTAGGAATCCGCATTTGAAGATTATGCAGGCGACGCATACAGCAGATTTGTCTGTGAGGTTTGGTCGCAAGGTTAAGAACCTGATGGAGTCTGAGGAGTATAAGAAGATCTTTCAAACAAAGCTCAGGTCTGACAGTAAGGCTGCATACCGGTGGGAGACAGATGATGGTGGAGAATATTACGCAGCCGGTGTGGGGGGATCCATCGCAGGACGTGGCGCAGACTTATTTATCGTTGATGATCCTCATTCAGAACAAGATGCAATGTCACCGACTGCGCTGGAAAACGCGTGGGAGTGGTATAGTTCGGGTCCGAGACAACGGTTACAGCCGGGCGGTACTATTATCCTAGTCATGACCCGGTGGGGTGAGAACGACCTGACGGCTCGCTTGCTGCGTCAGTCGGCGAATGACCCGAAGGCTGATCAGTGGGAAGTCATTGAGTTTCCGGCGATTCTTCCGAGCGGCAAACCTTTGTGGCCGCAATACTGGAAGATCGAGGAGTTGGAGCGCGTCAAAGCTTCGATTCCGCTCACCCAGTGGAACGCGCAGTATATGCAGACGCCGACCTCGGATACGGCGGCGATCATCAAGCGCGACTGGTGGAAACCTTGGAAGAAGGGAAGCATCCCGCCTTTGCAGTATGTAATGCAAAGCTACGACACGGCGTTCCTTAAAACCCGGACGGCTGACTTTAGCGCGATCCAGACATGGGGCGTCTTCTATCCTTCGGAAGGTGGACCGCCGAACGTGATCCTCCTTGATGCCAAGAAGGGTCGGTGGGAGTTTCCGGAACTGAAGAAGATTGCCCACGACGAGTATAAGTACTGGGATCCGGAAACGGTCTTGATCGAAGCGAAGGCTGCCGGTCATCCTTTGACACAGGAACTCCGGGCAACGGGCATCCCGGTCGTGAACTTTTCTCCAAGCCGGGGAAATGATAAACACGTCAGAATGAACTCCGTGGCCCCCCTATTCGAGGCAGGTTTGGTGTGGTATCCTGAAACGAGCTGGGCCGAAGAGGTCATCGAAGAGATGGCCGCATTTCCATTTGGAGAACATGACGACCACTGTGACGCCGCCACACAAGCGTTGATGCGGTTTCGGCAGGGAGGATTCCTGTCGCATCCGGAAGATCTTGTGATAGAAGGTGAGACGAAGGTCGGCAGAAGGATTTATTATTGATGGCTATTTCCCCGTTCAACAATATTGAAAAGTCTGACGACTCAGACATCGAAGACCTCCTCAAGGACCAGAACGATTCCTCCGAGATGGATGAGGCAGAGGTCGAAGAACAAGAGAGCGTGGACGTTGCCGAGATGGACATCCCGTTCGGCGCAAACCTCGCCGAAGTTTTGGATGAACGCCTTCTACTTAAAATCGTCGATGACCTTGACGAGCTGATCACGGAAGATGATCGAAGCCGCGACGAGTGGAAAAAGATCTACGAGCAGGGCATGGTCTTGCTCGGTCTCAACTATGAAGACCGCACAGAGCCGTTTGAGGGTTCGACGGGTGTTACGCACCCCATCCTCAACGAGGCTGTGACCCAGTTTCAGGCTCAGGCCTACAAGGAATTGCTGCCAGCAGGTGGTCCGGTACGCACACAGATCATCGGAAAGGTGACACCGGAGCGTGAAGCACAGGCAGATCGCATCAAAACTTACATGAACTATCAGATTACGGAGGTCATGGAAGAATATGACCCCGATTTCGACCAGATGTTGTACTTTGTCGGGTACGGTGGGTCGGCTTTCAAGAAGGTTTACTACGACGATTACCTTGGCCGGGCGACCAGTCCCTACATTTTGCCCAAGGATTTGATCGTTCCGTATGCTGCTCGTGATCTTTTGACCGCTGAACGGGTCACTCACGTGCTTAGCTACTCTCCAAATGAACTTAAGCGCCTGCAAGTAAACGGCTTTTACCGCGACATCGACCTCGGTAAGCCATCGGCAGGGGACAAAGATGAGATTCAAGAGCGCGTAGATCGGACGACGGGCATCGAAAAACCAGATGACCCTAACTCATATACGCTTCACGAGTGTCATTGTTACCTCGATATCGAAGGTTTCGAGGACAAAGATGAGGAAGGAGAGGTCACAGGTCTCCAAATCCCCTACATTGTGACCTATGACACCGGTTCCCGTAAGATTTTGTCCATCCGCCGCAACTGGCGTGAGGATGATCCGCTCAAAAAGAAGAGGCAGTTCTTTGTTCAATACAAATTCTTGTCAGGAATGGGGTTCTATGGATTTGGACTCGTTCATCTTTTGGGCAATCTCAGTCGGAGCTCTACCTCTATTCTTCGGCAGTTGGTTGACGCTGGCACTCTTGCGAATTTACCTGCGGGATTTAAGGCAAGAGGACTGAGAATCGAGGATCAAACCCCGATTCAGCCGGGGGAATGGCGAGATGTTGACGCTCCGGGTGGCGATTTGCAGCAATCTCTGCTTCCGCTCCCCTATAAAGAGCCGTCGGCCACACTTTTCCAGCTTTTAGGCTTCTGTATTGGCGCAGCCGAGAAGTTTATCGGTACGACAGACCTTGGAATGGGCGAGTCCAACCAAGAATTGCCGGTCGGTACTACAATCGCCCTGTTGGAACGTGGCTCCCGGGTCATGTCGGCGGTCCACAAACGGATGCACTTCGCTCAAAAGCAGGAATTGAAGCTACTCGCGGACATTTTTGCTGAATATCTACCGCCTGTGTACCCGTACGAGGTCCAAGGCGGTGATGCTTCGGTCAAGGCCCAAGACTTTGACGGCAAGATCGACGTTATTCCGGTTAGCGACCCCAATATCTTCTCGATGACCCAGCGTATTGCGCTGGCTCAACAGCAATTGCAGCTCGCCCAGCAAGCGCCGCAGATGCACAATATGTATGAGGCGTATCGCCGGATGTATTCGGCACTGGGCGTCACCGACGTAGACCTTGTGTTGCCCCCTCCTCCGCAGCCGATGCCGCAAAGCCCTGCCTTGGAGAATGCAAAGTCCCTGACAATCCCGTCCGGTGGTCAACCGTTGAAGGTTTTCCCGGAACAGGACCACATGGCCCACATCCAAACCCACATCACTTTCATGCTCACGCCGCTGATTCAAATGTCACCGGCAGTGTATGGCGTGCTGATGTCCCACGTCCTCGAGCACCTGTCTCTCGCAGCGCAGCAGCAGGTTGTCATCCAAATGCAGCAGCAGGGCATCAATGTCATGTTGCAGCCGCAAGAGATGGAAGTCGAGGTCGCCAAGATTGAAGCCATGATGACTCAGCAGTTGATGCAGCAGCTTATGCCTCAGCAAGGTCCTGACCCGCTTGTGCAGTTGCAGCAGCAGAACCTGCAATTGAAGGCACAGGAACTTCAGCAGAAGGCTCAGTCTGACCAAAGCCGGATTGCTCTTGATGCCCAGAAGCTTCAGACGAAGACTGCATTGGACAAAGAAAAGATCCAATCGATGGAAGACATTGCTCAACTCCGCGCTAACACTGCTATGCAGCGTGTAGCCGCTACCAAAATGGGTAGGTAATCATGCCAGACAGAGAATATGGTGGCGGGTCCTTTAATTCTGGTTACGGTCTTGGTGGCGGGTTTAACCCACGCGCAGGCGACACGCCCGGCTTCGGAACGGGTGGCGGTGGATCCGTAGGTGGCGGGGGCGGCTTCGGTACAACCGGCGCTGGCACACCGGCGGGTGGCGGCGGTCGTGACTATCAATCTCAAGGGCGTGGTTCAAACGTAACTGATGTTCGCCCTGTAGCACCAGCCGAAGCGGCCATGCCTGTGAACATGGGGCTTGCGATGGGTCAGGGCCGTGGCTCTAATGTGACCAGCGCATTTCCATTTTCGCCTGCCGAGACAATGCGCTATGGCATGGCTCCACAAGTTCAGCCGCAAACTGCACCAATATCATTCCCTAATTTTGCTCAGTATCAGATGACTCCCTACACGGTAGGGATGCCGTCGATCTTTGCAAACGTGCCACAGCCAACGATGGCTATTGCACCCACAACAGAAGCTATTCGACCTACCGGCTACACAATCCCAGCCTGAATCTGCTATTCGTAAAAATCTTGATTACACATACCGCGATACTCTCAACAACTTCTTGGATAGAACCGCAATTATTGAAAGTGGCGGAGATCCATTGGCAAAGAACAAACAAAGTTCGGCCTCTGGTTTATATCAGTTCACGGAGGGAACGTGGCTTGATACAGTTGCTAAGACTCGCCCAGACCTTCTACAGGGCCGCACAGAACAAGAAGTTTTGGATCTGCGTTTCAATCCGGTCCTTTCTACGGAGATGGCTAGAAATCTTGCGATAGAAAATGCCCGCACACTTCGCGACAACGGCATCGCTATTACGCCGGAAAGTCTTTATACCTCACACTTCCTTGGCGTAAACGCTGCTGTAAAAGCATTAAAAGCTGCCCCTGATACACCAATCTCTGAGGTGGTTGGAGAAAAAGCTGTTCGGTATAATCCTTCTATTCTTGGTGATAACAAAACCGTTGCCGATGTTCTTGGTACGGTTAACGCTAAAGTAGCGGGGGCAAGAGTAAGAGAGCCACGTACATTCATGGAAGCAGGTTCTCCTGCCGATGTGTTTATGGGTTCGCCCGCTTCTGGTATGCAAGAAGGGCTAGGCGTGACTGTGTCTGGGGGAGGGGCACAAACGGCGGCGCAAGCAGCGTCGTCGAGTCCACAGACTTTTGGTGAGTGGCTTGGTAGTCTATTTGATACTGGTGGTCGCGTTTCGCAGCTTGAAGCGCAAGGACGTACTTCAACCTATCCGGAGGCTGATATCGGATACGCAAAGCAGAAGTATGCAGAGGACTTTGCTGGCGGCGACATGAGCAAAGTTAAGTCACGCATCGTAGACTTTGGTCAGGGGCCAGTTGTCGATTATTATGTAAAAGATCTCGGCGAAGCAATCTTCGGTGGGTTGGGGCAAGGCATTGCCTCTTTGTTTGGTGGCAAGTCAGAAGGCTCTAGCGACGCTAATCTCTCTGACGAAGAATACTTCCGTAAGTACGGACGTAATAGAGGAGAATGATATGGTTTATCCGATTAAGCGTGCTAAGACAAAGACCCCTAAGGTCGATGATATGGTGCAAGTGATTGAGGGCCAAGGCACAGTTCCTTTCCGTAAGACGGAAAACGTAGCTGTTCCGGGCGCACCTTCAAAGGGTGAAATGAAAGCTCGCGGCTTTGGTGCGATGCTTCGCGGTCAGATGTTCATCGTCCGCTAATGGATCCTTTTACAATACTGGCCGGTGCTACCGCTATCTATAGCGGCCTCAAGTCCGCAGTTAGTGCGGGTGAGGACGTTGTAGATACGGCACGCCGTGTCAGTAGTCTGATGTCTGAGGTGGCTAAAGTCGTGCAGCTCGTTTCGCTGCCACGAAAGAAACGCCTGTTCCAATCCACGGAAGACTTTGAAGCTGAGGCCATGAAACTTTATAGCGCCAAGGCCAAAGCTAATCAGTTGGCGCTTGATGCAAAAAACCTGTTCATTTCCCAACATGGGAAAAACGCTTGGGACTACATCCAAAAACAGGTTGCTGAAATGAAAAGAGAAGCTGCCCGTCAGGCACGACTACACGCAGAAGAGATGGAAGAAGCCCGTAAAGATGCAATACTTGTTGGAAGCATTGTTGGTGGGCTCATTATTGTTATGGGTGTTATTGGGTTAATAATTGTGCTTGGAGCTCACTGATGGACCATTTTGACTTCAGCAAAATCATTAACATGCTCTTTCCCGTCCTTCTGGCGGCGATTGGTTGGCTTTTGACGCAGATCACAACTTTGCAAGTCAAGGTTCAGGAACTTGAGAGCAAAATGCCAATGTTAATCACGCCACAGGGGACACCAACCGATAGTCCGTTGTCGGCAGAAGCGCGGTATAAGTTGCGTGATGAGTTGACGGGTAAGCTCAATGAATTGTCGGTGCGCGTTCGCATCCTAGAAAAAGTCACGGAGGGCAAGTGATGGACATTCTCAAGACGTTTGGGCCGCTTATTGGTTCCGTTGCCCCTACGATTGCCACAGCTCTTGGCGGGCCAGTCGCAGGCATGGCGGTTAAAGCCTTATCAGGAGCTTTGTTTGGTCACGAGGACGCGACGGCTGATGATATTAAAACTGCTCTCGCTAATCCGACAGCAGATCAGCTCGCCGCGTTGAAAAAGATCGATGCTGATTTCAAAGTCCAAATGAAATCTCTGGATATAGATCTGGAAAGAATTGCGGCGTCTGACCGTGATTCAGCACGCAAGATGGCAATGGTCACCCATGACCTGACACCGCGCGTTCTTGCCGTGATCGTTGTGGTTGCGTGGGGGACAGTCCAATGGTTCTTATTGCACAATGTTATCGACGGTTCTATGCGGGAGCTTGTGGCTCGAGTCCTTGGTACATTGGATGGGGCTCTGATGCTGGTGCTATCGTATTATTTTGGGTCTGCTCACAAGCATGAGAACTCACCTAAATAAAAGGGGAACAACCCGTGGACGGCCTTTACTTAGCTGAAAATATTCTTAAATTCCTACGCGAAAGGACTACAGTCCTAACGGAACAGATAACAGAGGGGTCTGTTCCGGACTTCGCTACCTATCAAAAGCTTCGCTCTCAATACGAAGCGTTTGTGTCGGTAGAGGAGCAGATAGTCTCTCTGCTGAAGAAGAGTGGTAACGACGATGAGTGGTCTGATTCTACCCGATCACGTAGCAAAGGCCGTTAAAGCCAAAAAAGCCCCGGCATCTCCGGTTCCCGCGCAAGAAGCACCGACAGAACCCACAGTAGCCGATGCTTATGTCCCAGAGGTCGAACGATCTCTAGATCCCACGAAGATCCCAGCTAATGTTATGGAACGCCTCCCTAAACCAACGGGATGGCGCGTTCTCATTCTCCCCTACCGTGGCCCAAAACAGTCCAAAGGCGGCGTCCTGTATGCGGACGAGACCGTTGAACGGAACTCTTTGACCACTGTGGTGGGGTATGTACTTGCCATTGGGCCTGAAGCCTACAATGACAAGGAAAAATTTCCTACCGGCCCTTGGTGCAAGAAGGGCGATTGGGTCATGATCGGGCGGTATGCCGGAGCACGATTCCGTATCGACGGTGGTGAAGTCCGAATCATCAATGATGACGAGGTAATCGCGACTATTCTAGACCCCGCTGACGTCTTGCACGTCTAAGCGCAACATGGAGTGATTCATGCTCGAGGAAGAAGACAAGGAAAAGGACGTTGTTGAAGAACAAGAGTCCGAGTCTGCCCCTGAAAAAGAGGTAGAAGCCGCCTCCGCCGAGGCCTCTGATAAAGAGGAACAGGCAGAGGAGCCGAAGAAAAAAGCCTCTGAAGACGAAGATGACGAGCTTTCTTCGTATAGTGAGACCGTCAAAAGGCGAATTAACAAGCTTACCTATAAGGCTAGGGAAGCGCAGCGCCGCGAACAAGAAGCCCTTGATTACGCCAAGGCTGTCAAAACGGAACTGGATGAAATCCGGAAACGTGAGACAACCCTTAGCAAAAGTTTTGAGTCCGAGGCAGAGACACGCCTTTCCACTCAAGAGCAGCTTTATCGCGACCAACTTAAGTTTGCCGTAGATAGTGGCGACGTAGATAAGCAGGTTGAGATCCAAACAAACCTTGTTCGTTTGGCGACTGAACGTGAACGTCTACACAACTATCGGGCCTACAGGCAGCAGGAAGTTGAGGCACCGACAAGACAAACGCCTCCGCCTCCGCAACCCAGAGAAGCGTCGCCTGATCCAAAAGCCCAGAACTGGGCCGAGAAAAATGTATGGTTCGGAAAAGATCGAGCCATGACTCAAGAGGCTTTGGGCATTCACGAAGATCTTATGCAGGAAGGTTATTCAGCCACGGATGATGATTACTATCGTGAGTTGGATAAGCGTATCCGTCAGGAATTCCCACATAAGTTTACGCAGCCCGCAGTAAAGAAACCCAACAACCCCGTAGCTTCAGCCCGTCCAACACAGGTAAAACGCTCTTCAGGTGACGTTGAACTCAGCGAAACCCAGAAGACAATTGCCAAAAGGTTGGGAGTCAGTTATGATGACTACAAACGGCAACTGAAGCTCGTACAGGAGAGAGTACAATGACTCGTACTGGACGTGCAGAAGTGACCCGTGAAAAATCCGTTAGACCAAAAGTCTGGCGCCCCCCGTCCACCTTGGACGCACCTCCGGCTCCGGAGGGCTTTGTTCACCGTTGGATTCGTTACGAAACCAACGGGTTCGATGACCGGAAGAATATGTCCGCTCGCCTTCGCGAAGGCTACGAATTGGTTCGCGCAGAGGAATATCCAGATCGGGACGATCTCCCGAGCCTTCAGGACGGCAAACATGCCGGAGTGATTGCGGTAGGTGGTCTGGTCTTGGCTCGTATTCCAAAAGAACTCGTCGATCAGCGTAATGCTTACTACCGTAAAATGGCTGGTGATCAGATCATCGCGGTGGATAACGACCTGATGCGAGAGAGCAATTCAACTATGCCGATTCAGAAACCTGATCGGCAATCCCGTGTCACGTTTGGAGGTCCAAGAACCTCCTGAACAAAGGATCTAAGCAATGGCAAATACAGATGCCGCGTTCGGCTTGAAGCCGTATCGTATGCTTGGAAGCGGTGTAAACTCAACCGGCGACGTCGTCTACAGCATTCAGACGGCTTCGACGGCTGGTACCTCAAGCGTTATCTATCAGGGCACCCCTGTGATTCCGCTCGCCAACGGCTTGGTCGACATCGTCGGCAATGCCAACGGCGGTACTGTTCCGCTTCTCGGCGTTTTCATGGGCTGCAACTACATCGACCTCACGGGCAAGCCCAAGTGGTCGCCGTACTGGCCGGGAACCGCTGCTGTTAAGGCAAACACTGCCGCGACAGCAACGATTGTTTCTGACCCAGATGCAACATTCGCAATTAACTGCGATGCGGCAGCAGCAGACTCACTCATCCACGCTAACGCAAACCTTGCCTCGGCAACCTCGGGTTCAACGACCTCGGGTCTTTCTTCGGCAGAGCTTGCGGTTTCGACGGCTAACACGACCAACACCCTCAACCTCCGCATCCTCGGCTTCGTAGATACGCCGAACGACTCGGATCCGTCGGTTGCTGGCCGCATTGCCATCGTTCAGCTTAACAATCACTTCTATCGCTACTGTGCTAACGGCACAGGCGCTGGCGTCTAAGGAGTAATGGACAATGGCAATTACCCGTTCACAACTCCTCAAAGAGCTTGAGCCCGGCCTCAATGCCCTCTTTGGCTTGGAGTATGACCGCTACGACAACGAACACGCTGAAATCTTCGATACGGAGAATTCAGACCGTGCATTCGAAGAAGAGGTTATGCTCTATGGCTTTGAACAAGCCCCTGTGAAAGGCGAAGGCGCTGCCGTCGCTTACGATCAGGCTGGCGAAGCTTTCACGGCTCGCTACACCCATGAGACGATTGCTCTTGCATTCGCCATCACGGAAGAAGCTGTGGAAGACAACCTCTACGACAAGTTGTCGGCTCGCTACACCCGCGCTTTGGCCCGTTCAATGTCGAACACCAAGCAGGTTAAGGCAGCTTCGGTTCTCAACAACGCGTTCTCGTCTTCATATGCAGGCGGCGACGGCGTCTCGTTGGTGAACTCGGCTCACCCGACTGCAATGGGTGGCAACTGGTCGAACACGCTCTCGACGCAAGCTGACCTCAATGAAACCTCGCTTGAGCAGGCCCTCATTGATATCTCCTTGTTCATCGACGAACGTGGTCTCAAGGTCGCTCTCCGTGGCATGAAGCTCATCATTCCTCCGCAGCTTCAGTTCACTGCACAGCGCCTCTTGAAGTCGGAACAACGCACCGGCACAGCAGACAACGATATCAACGCGATCAAGTCGGGCAGCTACCTGCCTGATGGCTTCGCGGTCAATCACTTCTTGACTGACCCTGATGCGTGGTTTGTGAAGACCGATGCGCCGAACGGCATGAAGCACTTCGTTCGTTCGCCCCTCAAGACCGCTCTTGAAGGCGACTTCGACACAGGCAACGTGCGCTACAAGGCCCGCGAGCGTTATTCGTTCGGTTGGTCTGACCCGCGCGGTATCTACGGTTCACAAGGTGCGTAATTTGCACTGACCGTGTTACAACAGATTGGGGGCTGGACTTGTGTCAGCCCCCTTTTTGTTATACAGTTTTTTAGTCCCTGACAGCCATAGTGGCTGACATACCCAATGACAGGAGACCCTAATGGGCACCACGACTTTCTCCGGCCCGCTTCGCTCGGGCCCAATCAAATACACAACCGGCACCACACTCGGCACGGACGTTGCCAACATTGGTGAAGTTGTTCTTTCTCAAAAAGAAGCAATCACGCAAGCTACGAACGGTGGTTCGGCTGGTGTTTACACGACCAACATTGTGATCCCTGCGGGCTCGACAATCACAAGCATTCAGCTTTTTGTAACGACAGTTTGGGACGGCGCAGCCTCCACGCTCGGCATCGGCTCAACGGCTTCTGCAACGGCTTTCACGGCTGCTGGCGCAGTTGCTGGCGGTACGCTCGGCATCATCGCAGCAACGGCTGGCGCTGACGCAACCCGCGTCGGTAACTGGGTCAATGTCGGCACTACTGACGTCAAGATCCGTGTCACATCGACAAACACCGGCGCTGGCGCTGGCACACTCGTTGTGAACTACATCCAGCACGGCACATACACCGCCTAATGTGATTAGGGGCGGTGCAACCATTGCATCGCCCTTACAACCTGTTTTGTAGGAGAATCACATGGCGGATGCAGTAGCTTCGCAGGTAGTTTTTGACGGCTCTAAAACGGCTGTCATGAAGTTTACGAATATCTCAGATGGCAGTGGTGAGTCCGCCGTGATCAAGGTGGATGTTTCTGCTTTGGCGGCCTATCAAGGAACGCCTTGCTCAAGCGTGAATATCGTAAGACTTGATGCCATGACGGTAGGCATGGGCGTTGATATCCTTTGGGATGCAACGACCGACGTTGTTTGCTATACCATCGGTGCTGATCAATTCGTTACGTTTGACTTTGAACGCTTTGGCGGTTTGTCAAACAACGCAGGCAGCGGTAAGACCGGCGACGTATTGTTCACAACAGTCGGTGCAACCGCTGGTGATAGATACACTGTCGTCCTTGAGATGACGAAGAACTACGGTTGAGGGGTATAAATGGCTGCTCCGCGTCCACCTGCATCAATATCGAGGGTTGGAACGTATGAACCGTTCAATCTGCAAGTGGCGCGTGGTCAGATCCCGTGGCATCAAAGTGTCATTGTGTTTGGATACAACTCAGACGTCGATACATCCGTGGAAACTGTTTGGCCTTATGGTGGTATTCTTCAATTTCCTGCCACTGCTTTACAGATGAAAGTAAGCTCAGATAATGCTGATGATACAGCAGCGGGAACAGGTGCTAGAACTGTATATGTTGAGGGGCTAAACGCTGATCATAATGTGGTTAGTGAAATTGTATCATTAAACGGTCAGACTGCTGTTCTTACGGCAAACTCTTATCTCCACATTAACCAGTGTTATGTTGCCACTGCCGGGTCGCTGGATAGTGCCGCAGGCAGCATTTATTTTGGGACTGGGGTTGTTACGTCGGGCGTCCCAGCAACCGTTTATGACATTATCCAGTACGACTATAACACTAGGGTTACCGGTAGCTACACCATTCCTGCTGGCTATACTGGTTATGTGGAGCAAGGTCTTTTTTCTTCGGGACAAATTACAGGTTCAAATGCCGTTACGGGCCGTTTAATGACTCGTGGTACGGATGATGTTCGTCGCACCGCAGCTATCGTCACAATTAACAATGGCTCGGCAGATTATGCTTTTGAGTACCCTTTGGCGGTTCCAGAAAAGACAACGATTGAAGCACAGGCTGTTGGATCTGCTGCCAATAACGCCTGCTCAAGCATGTTTATACTTGTTCTCATTAAAAATGACGCGGGGACTGCGTGATGGCTAAAGGTATGGGCATCAAAACCTCCGTGAAATCTGGAAATTTCCGCGCCACTAAAAAAGGTGCTGGAATGACGGAGAAAGGCGTGAAAGCCTATCGCCGTGCAAACCCCGGTTCAAAGCTGAAGACAGCGGTGACCGAATCGAACCCATCCGGTGAAAGGGCAAAGCGCCGTAAGTCATTCTGTGCTCGCTCTGCCGGACAAATGAAACAGTTTCCGGAGGCCGCGAAAGATCCGAATAGCCGTCTCCGTCAAGCCAGAAAACGGTGGAGGTGCAGATGACACACCTTGATGATGGCGTGAAGCACGTCCTCGATCTAGCTTCAGTTACTACAGTTTTAGGTGCATTAATGGGCATGCTTCCTTCTATTGCTGCTGGTTTTACAATAGTGTGGACGGGTATTCGTATCTATGAAACGAAGACGGTTCAGCGCGGCATAAGCAAACTTAAGGAGAAGTTCGGTGCGTAAGAAGAGCATTTCAAAGATGGTCGCTTCTAACCGTTCGCGTAAAGCTATGGCTCCGATGGTTCCTGCGATGAAGAAAGGCGGCTCTGCAAAGAAGCCGAAGGTCGGCATTGCGATTATGATTGCTGTAGGCAAAAAGGGTAAAAAATGAAAGCCGTCTGGGAAAAACCTCGCCCCAAGAGCCTTGGTAAATCCAAGGCCTTGACCCCTGCTCAAAAAGCTTCTGCTAAGGCAGCAGCTAAAAAAGCAGGTCGCAAGTACCCCAACATGATCGACAATATTCGCGCAGCGAGGAAGAAATGAAAAAGCAGATGCCCGGCAAGATCCAAAAGGTCATGAAGGAATTTAAAGCCGGTAAACTTCACTCCGGTAGCAAGAAGGGTCCAATGGTCAAGAGCCGTAAGCAAGCGATTGCCATAGCCTTGTCAGAAGCTGGTATGTCAAAAAAGAAGGGTAAGTAATATGCCGAAGAATATCCCACTCCCTCCCCGTCGTCCTGCTGATATGGCCCCTAAGAAGGAGCCCAAATACCCATCTTCTAACATTCCAGTAGATCCGGAATATTTGAAGAAACTTGAGGGGGGCTACAAGACCCCTGAAAAACCTATGGTCATGAAGAAGGCTGAAGGTGGCGACGTTACAAAGGTAATGAATAAAGATAAAGATAGATATGAACGTCAAAGTGAAGGTGTAAAACAAAAAATGGGCCTTCCCGTTAGCGTTTATAATAACGGAAAATATGATTCTGAAGCATCAAGCAAAATGGCAGATAAAAATTTTGATGAAGGTCTTCGTCGAAGCCGTGAAGATTTTGGTAAAGAAATGCAAAAGTATGGATTTACCAACAAAGATTATTCTTACGAATATCCCGGTAGCTCTGATGATGTTCTTCCAAAAGGAAAATCATATAAAACAAAAGCTACTGAAGCCATGAGTCGTGGCGGCAGCGTTATGAAGAAGGCCAAGGGCGGCATGGTCCGTGGTTGTGGCATGGCTGCTCGCGGTCATGGTAAAGGAAAGATGTGTTAAAATGCCAAATGAAATCGTAAACGGTCTTTTCTCAAAGAAGGGTGCCAAGATGAAAAAGTCTGGGATGCACAAGATGCCTAACGGCAAGATGATGAAGAACTCCGCCATGAAGGAAAAGGGTACTGGCGAGATGTATGCTTCGAAGGCTGCCATGCGTAAGCACGAGAAGAAGGAATCTCCGATGATGGAGAAGTCCGAGTACAAGCGTGGTGGTATGGCAAAGAAAAAGACCGTCAAGATGAACAAGGGCGGTATGATGAAGAGCGGTAAAGGCTGCTAATAATGGCTACTTCTGGGACTAAGTCCTTTGAGCTTGACGTCGCTGAGTACATCGAAGAGGCGTATGAGCGTTGCGGTATTGAGGTAAGAACAGGCTACGACCAGCGGACAGCTCGTCGTAGTCTTAATCTTGTCTTGGCCGATTGGGCCAACCGTGGGCTCCTGCAATGGACAATTGAGAACCAGACGATCACGATGGTCCCCGGTACGCCAACCTACAACCTTGCCTCGTACGACATCGATGTCATTCAATCGATTTGCCGTATGCCTACGGGTCAGGGGACAGCGTCACAAGCGGACCTGACAATGGACCGTGTCAGCCGGGAATATTACAACAATATCCCCAACAAACTGACGACGGGCCAGCCGACACAATACTATATCGACCGTCAGATCACCCCGGTTCTGTATGTCTGGCCGACTCCTGACAACACCTACAGCGTTATCGTGACAAAGCTGACGCGTATGGATGATGCCTCGGCAGGCGTCAATACGATGGAAATGCCATTCCGTTTCTACCCCTGCCTTGCAGCAGGGTTGGCATATTATCTGGCGATTAAGAAAGCTCCTGATCGGGTTGCTTTGCTCAAGGCAGTCTACGACGAGGAGTTCATCAGAGCCGCAACTGAAGACAGGGATAGGGCTTCTCTGAACCTGACGCCGGGAAGAAGCTCCTACCGCGTGTTGACATGACACGTTTTGCTTACGGTTCTTATGCTGTAGCCATCTGTGACCGGTGCGGGTTTCAGTATGACTACTTGCAGCTCCGTAAAGAATGGAACGGTTTGAAGACATGCCCGGAATGCTGGGAAGTCAAGCACCCGCAATTGAGTCCGATTTATCCGCCGACGGAACCGCAGGCTTTGTATGAGCCCCGCCTGTCACGGAATGAGCCGATGGATGTGCCGGTGCAAGATTGGCAGTTTCCGTTCTTGCAAAATTCCTTGCTTCAGGGGATTACTCAGGTCGGTGTTGTTACTGTGGAGATCACCTGATGGCATGGACATACGCTACACTGGTTCAGGCCATTAAGGATTGGACACAGTACGACGAGACAACCTTCAACAGCCAGATAGACCAGTTCATCCTGAACACGGAAGAACGGATTCTGTTCAATGTTGATTTGCAATTCTTCCGCAAGAACCAGACGGCTAATTTAACGAGTGGTAACAAGTATTTAGCTGTTCCATCAGACTATCTGAACGCGTTCAGTTTGTCCGTTACGGCAAACGGATCGACCAGTTTCTTGCTGCAAAAGGACGTCGAATACCTTCAGGAATATAATCCTACCGGGGCTACCGGTGTTCCGAAGTATTACGCGTTCTTTGACATCAACAACTTCATTCTGGCTCCCGTTCCGAACAGCACCTATGGCGTGGAACTGCACTATTTCTACCGTCCGGCCAGCCTGACGGTGGAGACGAGCGGGACGTGGATCAGCAACTACGGTCAGGAAGCCCTGCTCTACGGCTGCCTTGTGGAAGCCTACACCTTTATGAAAGGTGAGCCGGATCTCCTGAACACCTACAACCAGCGGTTCATGGAAGCATTGGCCCGTCTCAAGAACTATGGCGAAGGCCGAGAAGACGTGGATGCTTACCGTGACGGTCTCATTAGGGTAAAGGCTAACTGATGTTTACTCAAGCTATGCACATGCCCACAATCTCGGTCGATGTCGTGGCCTCCGCCAATGGCGGCCACCCGCCGGAGTTCTGGGCCAACCGAGCTGCACAGAAAATTGTACAGGTCTCTGACACCGCTCCCCCGGTTATCTCGGAGCAGGCAAGAGCCTTTCAAAAACAGGTCGAGCAGGTTATACTCTATTACATGAAACAGGCTATTCAGTGCGATAGATCGACCGTCGCCAGCCAATTGTTACAGGGTTAAGGAGAGAACAATGGCGTTTACCGGTAACTATATGTGTACGTCTTTCAAGCAGCAGCTTCTGGAAGCCGTTCACGATTTTAAGTTGTCTGGCGGTGACACCTTTAAGATCGCACTCTATACAAACAGCGCGACGCTGGATGCTTCGACCACGGCGTACACGACCTCTGGCGAGACAACCAACACTTCCGGCTCGGCCTACTCGGCGGGTGGCAACACTCTGACACGCATCGACCCGACCTCCTCGGGAACAACGGCGTTCACGGACTTTGCTGACACGTCTTGGGCATCGGCCTCGTTCACGGCCCGTGGTGCGTTGATCTATAACACCACGCCAAGCAGCGGTGCATACACCAACCCGTCAGTTGTTGTGTTGGACTTTGGTTCTGACAAAACAGCTTCGGCAGGCACATTCACCATCGTGTTCCCGGCGGCAGACGCAAGTAATTCCATTATTCGCATAGCGTGATGATAAATGACCGTTTCGCTCAAGCACAAGTTCGTCAGTTCAGTACCGGACGACGCTGACACTAGTATTGTCAGGCCGTCGAACTGGAACGATGACCATGATTTGTTGCTTGCAACGAATAGGCTTTTAGGCCGTACTACTGCGGGTACAGGTGCAGCGGAAGAAATTTCTGTAAGCGGTGAACTGACGCTGTCAGCAGGTGCGTTGAGCACCAGCAGCAACGTCGTGACACTGACAGGAACGCAGACGCTCACCAACAAGACGCTGACATCTCCTGTCATCACCGGCGGCACGACTGTCACGGTTCCGAGTGGTGCGTATGATCTGGTCAACAAAACCTACGTTGACTCAACCGCTCAAGGTCTGAACTTTCATCAATCCTGTAAGTATGCCACAGCAACTACGCTGCCAGCGTACACATACAATAATGGATCAAGCGGTGTTGGCGCTACGCTTACGGCGAATGCCGTCGGCGCATTGAGCATCGACGGAAGCACCCCCTCCGTTAATGATCGTATTCTTGTTAAGAACGAGACTTCGACAAACGCCCCCTACAATGGTGCGTATACTGTCACGACTGTCGGTAATGGCTCTACTGCATGGGTCATGACACGCGCCACGGATTTTAATACGGCGGGCAGTGGTCCTAATCAGATCGATGCCGGTGACTTCTTTCTCATCACCGCAGGCACAACAAACGCCAATACATCTTGGGTTCAACAAACGTCGCTTCCTATCACGGTTGGTACAACTGACATTGTATTTATTCAGTTTGGCGCACCGATCACCTATTCTGCGGGCACGGGCTTAACTCTTGCTGGCACGACGTTCAGCATTAGTAACACAGGCGTCAGTGCTACAAGTTATGGCTCTGCCACAGCTATTCCAGTAATCACGGTAAACGCACAGGGTCAGCTGACATCGGTATCCACAATTGCGCCTTCTGTTTCAGCATCAGATATCACGTCTGGTGTTTTAGGAATTGCGTATGGCGGCACTGGTGCTACAACGGTGTCAGGTGCTCAAACAAGTCTTCAAGTAGACCCTGCCGGAACGGCTGTGGCTCTGGCAATCGCTCTGGGGTAAAACATGGCAAATACTTTCAAGAGTTACGGGTCTGCGATTACGAGCGGTGGTTATACGACCATTTACACTGCTCCATCTGCAACGCAGACAACCATCATCGGCTTCTCGCTTGCCAACACCTACACGACCAGCATCACGGTCAACGTGCAGGTCGTAAAAGGTGCGAGCTCATATTATCTTGCTTATCAAGTTCCTGTTCCTGTTGGCTCATCCATCGTGATTGTTGGTGGTGATCAGAAGGTCGTTCTTGAGGCAGCAAACTATATCCGCGCACAGGTTGTGACATCTTCTGGTACAGCCGATGCAGTTGTGTCCCTGCTTGAAATTACGTGAGCGTGACAGATGGGTTATCAGGGTAATTATCCTCCCTCTACACCGCTGACCTCGTCGCAAATTGCGACGGGTGCTGTTGATGCAAATGCTTTAGCTGCAAATGCAGTTACATCCTCTGCTATTGCCGCTAACGCCGTAACGACCACGGCCATTGCAGCAGGTGCAGTTGTTATTGCTGACATCAGTGCGACAGGAACTCCTTCTTCCTCAACATTTCTGCGTGGGGATGGAGTTTGGGCGACCGCTGCACTTTCTTGGCAAGCTGTGCAAACCACAAACTTCACAGCAGTGGCAGGTGGAGCATATCCTGTAAACACAACATCTGGCGGAATAACAGTATCTCTTCCGGCGTCTCCTTCAACCGGAGATACTGTGACCGTAAAAGATTATGCTTCAACTTCTGCAACGAACGCCATCACAATTAGCCCTAACGGTGGAAAAATTGAGGGCTCTACGTCAAACGTGGCTATTGTTACAAATGCTGGATCATTAACATTTGTATATATTGACTCAACTCGTGGATGGTTGGGTTATGCGTCCTATGGTCAGTTAACTGCGTACACAACGGTTTCTGGCGCAGCACTCATCGTTGCAGGCGGCGGTGGCGGCGGTAACGGTGGCTCTGCTGGTGGTGGCGGTGGTGCGGGCGGCTTCAGAAACTTTACAACTTTTACTTTCTACAAAGGCGTAACATATACCGCAACCGTTGGTTCCGGTGGAGCGGCGTCATCTAACAAAGGCAACAACTCATCTTTAGTCGGTGGCCCAAGTTCTATTTCTGCCACGGGCGGTGGTTTTGGTAGCGGCGGCGGAAGTTCTGGCGGTGTTGGTGGATCTGGCGGCGGCGGTGACGCGGCTACTGGCGGCGCACAAGGCGCGGCGGGTAACCAAGGCGGATATTCTCCAGTAGAGGGCTATAGAGGCGGGGCTGGCGGTGGTACTTATGGTGGCGGTGGCGGTGGCGGGTCTGGCGGCGTAGGTTCAAACAATTCTGGGAACAACGGCGGAAATGGCGGCATACCTTCAACAAGCACTATTTCTGGATCAACCGGTTATTACGCAGGCGGCGGCGGAGGGG